GGAACATCAGAAGGATTATTTTGTAGAGGATTATCCAAATGAGTATATGCTTTACTCTCTTGTAGTAAAACCCCATCAGAGAAAGAATATAGGTGCTATCACACATCAAGATGGTACTTGTAGAATACAAACGGTGAATGATGAATTGCACCCAGAAGTCACCACACTTCTACAAAAATATAAAGATGAAACTGGGTGTCCTATTCTTTTGAATACATCTTTTAATGATAACGGACAACCAATTATTGAGACACCAAAACATGCTATCGATACATTTAATAATATTGATTTAGATTACTTATGTATCGGTAATTACATTATAAATAAAAACTCATAAGGAAAACAGAAATGAATTTTGCAGTCTACACAAAAGATGGTTGCCCGTATTGTGATAAAGTAAAACAGGTATTAGAGTTGACAGGAAGTAACTTTGTAGTATATAATTTGGGAGATCAATTTGATAAAAAATCATTTTATGATGAGTTTGGGGAAGGTTCTACTTTTCCTCAAGTTGTTGTAGATGGTAACAAACTAGGAGGATGTGTTGACACAATTAAATATCTCAAAGAAAATCAAGTAATTAAAACTTGAACTATATAAGATAATCCGTATGGAGGTAACAAATGACCATAGAAACAATATTAGTCTTAGTGTTACCGATATCTTTTTTACTATTCTGTGCAGGAGCACTGGGTGGTTGGATTGCCAGAGATTATATGATGAACTATCAGGAAATACCAAGACCTCATCCTGAGATGTTTGATATGAATGGGAATTTAGTTCCCGACGAAATTGTCGCATTTAGATTTGAAAATTATGACGAAAACAACTACGAAGACGAAGACTCCTAGAAAAAAGTCTACTCCAAAACCAATGGAGCAGTTACCTAGAAACCCATTTGCTTTTGAAGTTTTGGATTTAGTTTCTAGGCAAAGAACCAAAGCTAAGAAGATAGAGGCATTGAGAAAATATGCAGATGTATCTTTAAAGATTTTGTTTGTATGGAATTTTGATGAATCTATAATTTCTGCTCTTCCACCAGGACAAGTTCCTTATGTGGGATATGATGAGAATGTTAGTTACAGTGGAACTCTTTCTACAAAATTATCACATGAAATTCGTACCATGCATGAGAAGGGAGATTTTTCATTAGGAGTTAGTGATCAGCAAGGACATACTACTATTCGTAGAGAATCAAAACATTTTTATCGTTTTTGTAAAGGTGGTAATGATGCTTTGAATGCTATTCGTCGTGAAACTATGTTCATTAATATTCTTGAAGGACTTCATCCATTAGAGGCAGAGATTGTATGTCTCTGTAAAGATAAAAAACTTGGAGAAGTTTATAAAGTAACTAAGGAAATAGTTGCAGAAGCATTTCCAGATATTCAATGGGGTAATAGATCATGACAAAACCAGTAGGTGAAGCACCACCAAAGACTGAGTTAAAAAAACCAGAGAGAAAGGAAATGGTCTGGACAAAAGAAGAAAGGGATACCTTGAGAGAGAAGTATGGTTCTGAAATACTTGTAGAGGATGGTTCCTTAGAGGATGTGAATACTAAACATGCACCAACAGATGCATATATTATCAAGTATGTACATGATGATCAGGTTCGTTATGATTTAACAAGAGGAACTAAAATAAAACTATTTGATATGTACTGGGACAAGTTTAAAGGTGGGATAAAGTCCATTGCTTATGGTAATGGAAGTATCAAACCAAACCTCTGGGGATATCAGTCCACACCAACAAGAAAGAAAAAAAGAAAGGCGTAAACCAAAATCGACTTTTAATTCCAAAATATGCCGACAAAAAATTCGGCAAAATTTTTGACTTGTAGGGTCGATGTATAAAAAAAACATAGTACTTGACTATATACTATACATGTGTTAGTATTAACACAACGTTCATCCCCCTTCGACTGGGGACGCAAGTAAGCCGACTCGGAACGGAGCGTTCATCTCATGGACATACTACTCGCCACTCTTTTATCTTGTAATGAGGCAGAAGGCATTATCTCTAAGGTAGCACCTTCTGATCCTGTGCGAACTGAATTAATTGAGGTTCTTAAAATGAGTGCTGAGAAAGGATGCGAATGGGACGCAAAAGTTGACTAAAGGAACGGAGTAAAATCCCTACTACTTTGGAGTAAAACAATGGCAAAAGTCACTTACCGTGGAAATGAGTACGATACTGAGGAGTATCGTTCTGCTCTTATCGAAGAGCATAATAAGCACAGAAATCACGATCTAATGTATCGTGGTCTTAAAGTTTCTAAGAAACTTGCTGCTTAGTTTCACCGAACAAACTGAATAAGGAGCATCTATTGACAGATGCTCTTTTTTTGTGTAAAATAGTTAAAAGTCTAATTATTATGGAACGGGACAAATTAAAGATAATAGTCCGTAATATGGAACTATTACTTGATGCACTTAAAGCAGAAGTATATTCTGATGTTGATGCATACAAGAATTCAAAAGCATTTGAACCTCCAACTGATTATGACGAACTCTACGACGATGACGATGGGTATCCAGATTAGCAGAGCAAAACAAATGCTAACGTTATTAAAACGTTTAGTTAAAAATGAATACCTCTATACAGAGGAAAAAATTAAAGAAGTAAAATCTCAAATAAGGATTTTAGAAGAAGAAATTTCCACAATGGAAGCAAAAAACTCAAAAGGATTTAGTAAATGAATGTAAAATTAATTCGTATGTGGTCTGGTGAAGACGTAGTAGCAGATCTTATTAAAGAAACTGAGGATTCTATTACTATTGTGAATCCCATAGTTGCTGTTCCTTCAGGACAGGAGAATATAGCATTTGCTCCTTGGTCGCCTATTATTAAAGGAGATAATACAGAGATTGAAGTCACTAAAAAATATGTTGTATATGTTAGTGAAACTCAGGATGAAATCATTGACCAATATAATCAAATGTATGCTCCTGTTGCAACTCCACCTAAGAAAAGACTTATTTTATAATGACTGTAAAACTTGTTAGTGTTACTCCTGATGCAGAGCAACTTATGGCATATATTGCCAGAGTATCTAACCCATCTAATCAGGATAATGAAAAGTATTCAGGACTATTAAAGTACTGTATCAAGCATAATCATTGGAGTGTCTTTGAGCAGTCTACAATGACTCTTGAGATAGAGACTACCCGTGCTATTGCTGCACAAATACTAAGACATAGAAGTTTTACTTTCCAAGAGTTCTCACAGAGATATGCTGCTAGTACTGCATTGGGTGAGATTGATTTACCAGAACTTCGTAAGCAAGATTTAAAGAATCGTCAGAATTCTACTGATGACTTGGATCCTAAGACAGTTGATAAATTTGAACGTCAGATGATTACGTTGTTCAGTTCTGCTAAGAGTCTTTATACGCAGATGTTAGATGCAGGGGTTGCTAAAGAATGTGCTAGAATGGTATTACCACTCTGTACTCCTACTAGAATCTATATGACTGGTTCTTGTCGTTCTTGGATACATTATATAAATCTAAGGTCTGCACATGGCACTCAGAAGGAGCACATGGTGATTGCAGAGGCATGTAGGAAGGTGTTTACCGAACAATTTCCTTCTGTATCAGAAGCCCTTGAATGGGTCTAAATAATTTTACAAATTACTAATATTATGCCTACATATCCTGTTAAAAATTTAAAAACTGGTGAAGAAAAAGAACTTTCCATGACAATGAAAGCTTATGATGATTGGCGAAAGGAAAATCCTGATTGGGATAAAGATTGGTCAAAGGGAGTTGCTGGAGTTGGAGAAGTTGGTGAATTTCAAGATAAATTATCCAAAACTCATCCAGGATGGACTGATGTTTTAAAGAAATCTGAAAAAGCTGGTGGTATTTCTGGAAGATTAGCTAGAAAGGGTATTGGTATGACAGGTAATGCTTTTGTGGAAGATTAAATAATGGCAAGAAAGAAAAGAGCAACAGCAAAAGATCAACCCATAGGGATTGGGTTAACGGCAAAACAGATGAAAAGAAAAAAACCTTTAAATTCTGAATATTTGGTGGATGTTACACCAATTACTGATAATCAGAAAAGACTGTTTGATTCTTATAATGAAGGTAAGCAAATTATCGCTTATGGTGCTGCTGGAACAGGAAAAACATTTATTACTCTTTATAATGCTCTTAAAGATGTATTAAGTGAAAACACACCTTATGATAAGATTTACATTGTTAGATCTTTGGTTGCAACTCGTGAAATTGGTTTCTTACCTGGTGATCATGAAGATAAGTCTTCATATTACCAGATACCATATAAGCATATGGTAAAGTATATGTTTCAGATGCCTTCTGATGCAGACTTTGAGATGCTTTATGGTAATCTTAGGGCACAGGAAACTATTAAGTTTTGGAGTACGTCATTTTTAAGAGGAACTACATTAGATGATGCTATTATTATTGTTGATGAATTTCAAAACTTGAATTTTCATGAATTAGATAGTATAATAACAAGAGTTGGTGAAAATACTAAGATTGTATTTTGTGGTGATGCATCTCAAACAGATCTTACTAAAACCAATGAGAAAAATGGTATTGTTGATTTTATGAAAATATTGAGAGCAATGCCTTCTTTTGAAATGATAGAATTTGGTATTGATGATATTGTTCGTTCAGGATTAGTTAAAGAGTATCTTATTGCTAAATTAGAAGCAGGTATGTAATGTTTAATCATGTTGATGTGAATCTCCCTAAGTTATCAAGGGAGACTATAGATGGAGTTCGTTATTATTCTGTTCCAGACGAAGAGGAATTACTTAAATTAGTTTCTATTACGTCCGTCACTAGTCACTTTAATAAAGAGATCTTTGTTAATTGGAGAAAGAAGGTAGGTAATGAAGAGGCAGATCGTGTTACTAAGGCAGCTACTGGTCGTGGAACCGATATGCACACTCTTACAGAGCATTACTTAAAGAATGAAAATTTACCAGAAGTACGTCCTATATCAGATTTTCTCTTTAAAATAGCAAAGGGGCATCTTAATAAAATAGACAATTCC